GCTATGGCTATGGCTACGGTGCTGGCGCTGGCGCTGGCTATAGTGCTGGCTACGGTGCTGGTGCTGGTGCTGGCGCTGGCGCCAGCGATGGCGATGGCTATGGCTATGATGCTGGCGATGGCTATGGCTACGGTGATGGTGCTGGCGCTGGCGCTGGCGCCAGCGATGGTGATGGTGCTGGCGCTGGCTATGGTGCTGGCGGTGGTGGTGGCGATGGCTATGGCCAAGTAAAATTGTGACACAAATAGAGGGGGAGCGCCTATGTATACAGGTTGAGTCGATGCGGCCACGATAGCACTCGAAAGTATTTAGATTTTCTGCGGGCGGTTTGGTCGCGCCGCCCATTTTGTAACACAACGGAGGAATAAATGGATAGTGAAAAACTGGCAATGCTGATCGAAGAGTTTGAGAATTGGGTGGTCGATCTGGCAGAAAAAGACGATGGCGCAATATTTCGCAAGGCCACAGACCGTGAAAGCCAAGCGCCCGTGACGTACGCGGATTTGGATAGACTAATGCAAATTATAGTCAGGGTTGCACTGGGGGAGAAATCGTGACACATCATATGATGAGCGATCTTAGCAAACGGAGCCGCAAGCAGCTTGAGAGGGGACTAAAGCGCATGGCAGCGCAAAAGGTACTTGGCAAATTCGCACGGAATGGATGCCCACCAGATCGCCAACAGTGGGATCTGGAGTGCAAGAAAAATCACGACATATTCAAGTGTGTGTCGTGCTGGCTTCGATGGGCGGTGTCCGACGTGGAAGGAGGCGATAATGTATCACAGGATGGAGGGAAAGATGAAAGTTGAATTGACACTCAAAGATTTGCGCTCGCTTGTCAGGGGCACAGCACCAAATTATTGCATGATGACCCACCCTGTGGTAAAAAAATACGGTCATTTTGTCGGCGGTCACCTGGATCGGTGGTATTGGGATGACCTATCCGAAGCTACAGAGCAAGAGCTTTGGGAGTTGTATCAACTGTGTAACACGGAGGAGGAGAAATGAGTGAGCAACTGTTTGCGAAGTGTTTTGAGTGTGAGGGGCGAGCGTGATTAAGCTACTCGAGTCTGAGCACCTGAGACGCGGGGAGAGGCGAGCCCTTCGTCGCATCCTGCGCAACATCGGGATTCGCACGAGGTTCCGAGAGCTACAGGCTCAGCCAAAAGCCTTTGACCGCATTACTGAGGAGAATCCGGATCTACCGTGTGAGACGCTTCGGAATATCCTGTTTCGGAAATAGTGCCACCAATCGACATTGACAAGCCCGCCATAAAGCCACATCTTATGCTAGATAACATAGGCGCGAAATGTGGCAAGACCCCTATCTAACATCGATCCCAAAAAAGTTGTGCGGCTGGCCAGCTATGGCTGTACGCTGGAGGAGATTGCTGCCACACTCGACACATCTATCAGCACACTTAAAAAGCGATTTCAACCACAACTCAAAAAGGGACGCGAAGGGCTTAAAACCAATCTCCGCACATGGCAAATTAAATCCGCCCGTGCAGGCAACACCACAATGCAAATATGGTTGGGGAAAAACTACCTCGGACAATCAGATAACCGCCATCCAGACCCACCGGACAAAGGCAAGGATGAGGTGGTTATCAAGTGAGGTTTGTGATACAAAAAGAGGATATGCTGCCAGCGCAGAGAGCTTGGTGGGAGCTGCCCAATTATATGAGGCTTTTGGTTGGTGGCTATGGTGGCGGGAAAACACACATCCTCGGCTTGTGGTCGCTCTGGATGTCACACGTAAACGCTGGCATCCCCGGCATGATTGTGAGTCCGTCCTACAAACTGGCTAAGCGCACAATAATTATAACGCTGAAAGAGTTAATGGATAACGCTGGAATCGAATACACATATAACAAGACGGAATTTGAGTTCCGGGTGCATAACTGGGACGGTGTTATCTGGATCGGATCAGGAGACGAGCCTAAATCGTTGCGCGGTCCGAACCTGGCATGGTGCGGAATTGACGAGCCGTTTATTCAGAGCAAAGACGTATGGGATGTTATGATGTCCCGTGTCCGCCATCCGAAAGCAAAAAAACGAGGCATAGCATGCACCGGCACGCCAGAGGAGTTGAATTGGGGCTACGATGTCGCAATCAATAAAGATAACAAATACGATATTGGGCTTGTCGTTGGTAGCACACGCGACAACCATTACCTGGATGATCAGTTCGTCAAGTCGCTGGTGCAGGGTTACACCAAGGCGATGGTCGCGGCGTATGTGGATGGGGAGTTTGTGAACCTCAAGCAGGGTCGGGTTTATGGTCCGTTTGACCGTGCGATTCATGTGGCCAGTCGTCCGGAGCTGCACAACTCGGGGCTTCCGATCATCTGCGGGATGGATTTCAACGTGTCAAAAATGTGCGCGGCTATAGGGTATCACACACACGAGGGCGTCCACTGGTTCGATGAGATCGTCCTTAACGATAGCAACACTTTCGAAATGCGGGATCGTCTGCTTGAGTCGTATCCCACTGCAATAATTTACCCGGATCCTGCGGGCGCTGCCCGTAAATCGTCCGCTGCAAAATCAGATCACCAGATACTCAAAGACGCAGGGTTTCGTGTTGTGACACATAGAGCACATCCCGCTGTAAGGGATAGAGTCAACGCGGTTAACGCAATGTTAATGAATGCTAACGATGTGATACGCATGACAATAGACCTCTGTTGCAAAGAGGGTATATCAGACCTCGACCGTAATGTGTGGCACAATGGCGACATAGACAAGCGGGACATGGAGCGGACCCATATGGGCGACGGCATCGGCTATGCAGTTGAGCATTTATTCCCGATCCAAAAGCGAGCTGTAAGGAGTGTATCACGATGGTAGGTATTGAGTCACTCCTATGGCAGGCTATGCTCGCTGATCAACAGGCAGCCAAAGAGGCCCGCAAGAAACAGCAGGACCTCGTGTGGACGTATTACTTGGGTGATACAGAGGCACTCACTCGAGCTGCTTACGTGAATCTACCCGTTGGCACCGCTATAGGTAATATCAATATAACGCGTCGAGTGATTGACAGGACCTCACTGGTCAACATGGTTCCACCCGAGCGCAAGATCGGTGATGACGATCCAAAGCAAGACGTATACAATGAGCTTACTCGGGGCAAAGATTTCAAGATGCAGCGCGCCGAACGTCTTGCAAACCTTTTTAAGCTGGTCGTCATTCACCCGACGTTTCGAAGCGGGAGGCTCGAATATGATTTGATACGCGACTTTGAGCCGATGTTCGCTGAGTCCGATCCGCTTACTCCGATAGGGATATGTTACCCGCTGGCAATGAGCGCCTCTGTGCAAGACACAGACCCCGTTAAATGGGCGTCCTGGACAGCTACAGAGTATACAACTTATCAGGTGGGCACAGACGGTCCAACGAACATTGTGACACAGCCCCACGATTTGGGTTTGCTGCCCTTTGTGTTTGTGCATGCTGATGGTGTGCCTGAGTCCACGTTTACTGACGTCGTTCCGGCGCTGGACCTTGTAGCTGCGAACTACGCTGTCAATCTGATGGATACCGATATGCACCTCAATATTCGGTTTCAGAGTTTCGGGAACTACTGGGCTAAAGGCGTGCCCACTGATCAAGACATACCTCTCACTCCGCATGATGTCACTTGTTTTACCGAGGCTGATGCTGGCATGTATTGTGTCACACCGCCCGATACAACGGAATCCGTTGCGTTGGGTATTAAGTTTGATATCACAGCCGTTGCTCAAACGTATCACCTCAACGCTGCATTTGTGGAGGGTACACAATCCGAGTCTGGTGTTGCCCTAAAGGTGCGCAACCAGGAACTCCACGAACATCGGCGTTCGGATGTTGCGCGCGCACGCATGGTCGAGGAAGAGGTCTATGTGATTGAGCGCAAAATACTTGAGGTTAATGGCAAGGGCATATTCCCAGAGGGCTTCGTGGTCGACTTCCATGAGTCGGTTGATGTAATGAGCGCGCAGGAGCGACGTGAGCAAGACCAATGGGACTTGGATCACAACCACACGACCGAAGCCAGGCTAATGCAGCGCGACAATCCCGATAAGTACAAAACGATCGAGGAATATCAAGAAGAGATAGACGAGAACAAGCGCCTCAATTCGTCACCTGTATCAACGCCCATAGCACCGCCTCCCGGTGGTATCACCACGCTGTTAGGAGGTGCCAGTGTTTAACATTGATACTTCTGCTGCTGCATTTGGTGAGAGCTGGGGGGTCGTGCAAGACTCTGTCACACAGCTGTACAAGCTGTTCTTGGACCGGGATATAGAGGCTGTGATACAATCGCTTCAGGATAACGAGTTCCGATCGCTAATTATGAATGACCCGAAGTTGCTTGAAGCTTTGAACGTAGTGCGTGATACACAATACGCATTAGTCGCAGAAATCGAATTACTCGACGGAGCGCCTGACGTGTTCCTGCGTGGCTTGATAGATATTGACATGCAGGTCTATGTGGGTAAGATCGGCGCATCTGCGGACGAGCTTAAGCAGCTTATTGCACGGTGTGCGATTAACCGTTTGCCGGAGTCTGCATTTGCCAAGGTGCTCAAGGCAACCGGTCTCCAGCCACACCAGGCGAACTCGTTAGCCAATGATAGCCTCCGTAAATTTAGCCGCAATGTGAGACGTCACCAAGGCGAGGATCACCCGGAACAGCTGTATATCTACAGCGGACCGGCGGACGAAAGAACATCTGCGATATGCATGGCAATGTTATCAGCGCCGCCCATGACGATGCCGGATATTGACGCAAAGTATCCAGGTACATTCAGCGGCGGCGGGCATTACGGATGCCGCCACGAATGGACAGAGTACACCAGGGCAAGGCAACGCGACGATAAAAGTATCACAGCAGAGCTGGAGCGACGCAATGCCAATTAAACTCCCCGAACTATTGGATATCCCGCCGAGAGATTGGCGTGACATAGCGCTTGCGGCGATTGAATCAACCAGAGACGCAGTGCAAAGGAAAAAAGTACTCGGCAGAAAACACAAATATTCGGCGCGTTACAAGAAGGCCAAGAAAGCAGGTACAGCGGCCCCTAAGGGCGTTGCACAGGCCAGTAATAGCGGTGTCCCTGATTGCACCTTGACAGGCAAGACAATGGCGGCGTTCCATTTTGTCGAATCTAACGACGATGGTTTTGTAATCGGTTGGCACGGAAACGCAGCCGAGGTGATACGCGGGTTGGCCGCTAATGGCCTCGCGATTACAACAGACGCAAAACCACTGTTACCGAAAGCGAAGAAGGAAGTTGATAAGCTTGTGACACAAATGATGGGTAAAAGATCTAAGCAGTGTTACAGCAAGCATCGTGTAAAAGTTAAATTATAGGAGGCTCAGATGAGCGAAGACACCGGGCAGAAGCTCGAAGTAACACGGACCCCAGAAGAGATCCAGTCGATGTATCACGCAGAAATCCAGAACTCAAAAGGTTTACGCCAGAGGGCACAGGCCGCAGAGTCTGCACTGGAGACGCTTAAGGCTGAGGCAACAGCCAAGGAGACCGCCGCACTTGCAGAAAGCGGCAAATTCAAAGAGTTGTACGAGGGTCTACTTCCGGAACTCAAGACAGCAAAGGAAAGGGTCGAACGGTTTGACGCTTTTGAAATCGCACAGCGCGACAGGCTCCTAAAAAAATTGCCAGAAGACGAGTGGGATCTGTACCGTGCAGTTCCGCTCGAGGCTCTCGATAAGATCGTTGATAGGCTTGGGTTAAAACCTACGCCCAAAGAGCTGCCACCAGGCTCTCGTGTGCCAACCTCAGAGGATCAGCAGATTGCCAAGTGGGAGTCTGACCCCAGGGAGAGGGTGCTGCACTGGTCTGAGATTGTGGCTTACCATCAAAAACCGAAGGAGTAAAAAGAGATGGCCTTAACTCAAATGACAACCACCACGCAGGCGAATTGGATTCCGGAACTTTGGATCGGGTCCGTCAACGCGTATTTCTCCAAGCCGGAGAAGCTGTTGGCCCAGTCAATCGACCTCACGCCAAGGATTATGGCGCGTGGCACATATGGCAGGGGTGACACAGCGAATATTACACTCATGACCAAGCAGTCATGCAGGACAAAGACCTCCGGCACTGCCTCCACGTTCGATGCTGACACTGACGATGTAGCGAGTATCACATTCGTCGAGCTTTACAAAGCGAAGGTGCTTGAAAACGTGGTCAAGGTGCAAGCCGATCCGACGTTGTTGGATCAGAAGGTTGAGGAAGCTGGCAAGTCAGTCCTGCGCGGAATGAACACAGCTGTTGCAACTGCCATCAAGGCGGGGACTGTGACACAAACTCTCGAGTATGATAACACAATGTCCGGCCCGGAGCTGTTGACAGTACTCGGGACACTGTTGGATTTGGATATCGATCCGGCAGACGGCGGGGTGTACCTTAACTGCTCAACAGCATTTTACAAGTCGCTGATTGAGCTGGACGATTTCGTCCGCTACGTCAACACCGGCGAACCGTCTCCCCACAGGAGCGGCGCTGTCGGCAACCTGCTGGGCATCGAAGTGGGTCACAACAACAATTGGACAGACGTGGGTACAACTGCCGAAGTAACTGCATCGATCCACGTTGCTGAGGCTGTTGGCTGGGCGTGCACAGATGGTCCTAAGCCATGGTATCAGGCTAACGATATCCGCGAGCTTGCTGACCTGTTTGCCGTGAGCACCATCTTCGGTGCCGGAGCGGCTGTAGACAGTGGTATCATTAACCTGATCAACCCATAAGGAGGCTCTCATGGCTTGGACACATGCAAAACCACGAGGCGATATGTTGGTTGCCAGCGAAACGGCAATCACACTTCCGGGCTCAGCTATTGCCGGGTATAGCTCGGTTATCAGCTGGCTCACACCCAACCCCAAGGAATTTCTGAATCAATATGTGATGTTTGGCTTTCATCCGTCTGCGATATCTGAGGCCGATATCGATTTCGCGTTATACGGTGCGATGACAGCAACCGGAACAAAAGTATTGCTGAAAGATACCGTAGTCGCTGATCAGACAACAGGCGCGGGTGCTCTTGTTTTCGGCGCTGTTGACATCAACGCTTATCCATTCCCATATTATTTCATGACGTTCACGACAGCTGGAGACGAAAGCGCAAACACGATCTCGTGTTACGTAGTTTCTGGTAAATAAACCAACCAGGAGGGGGCTTGTCCCCCTCTTAAGGAGAGATCATGAGCACAAATGTTGATGCTCTGAAAAATGCTTTATCAAGCATCGAGCGTGAGACAAAGTACAAGCGCGGGTTTTATCACTTGGCTGCAAGTGATGGCGCTGTGATACACAAGGATATGAAAAAAACCAGCTCTGAGGTGTTGAAACGGCAATATCTGGACAAGGGATATACCCTGCTGGATGATAACGGCAATAGGACCGCGACCAAAGGGGGCTCCAAATAATGAGTTACTGTACAGCAGCCGACTTGCCTTTAGCACTGTCTGATATCGATAGATATGATGGCAAGCGGCTGTTGTCGGCAACTGCTTTTGAGTTGGCAGTGTTGAATGTGATGGTGTATCACAATTCCGGCGGTGTATCCGTGTTATATTGCGATGGTAAAAACCTCGGAGACCCATATACAAAAGTTCCGGATGGTAGCACGGAGTTTGAATGGTGGTACAACACCGCTATCGATGCACTTTACATCGCCATCTCAGAGAGTAAGGCGCTGCTGCATGAGTGGTCAGTGGCAGCAGAGACCAAGACCACGCAACATGCCCGCATAATCTCGGACGCGAGCGAAGAGCTAAGTTCAAGGCTCGACAACCATTTCCCCAACCCGCTACCACGCTCTACCAGGGCAGGGAATAGCCGCTCTTATGATCGGGACGTTATCAAGGCAACGGCAATCCTTGCGTGTGTGTCACTTGTTTCGTCTCACGATCCACTCGCGAAAATACTCGAGCCACTGCGGGCACAAGTGGATTCAATTATCACAGGAATCAACACTGGTGTGATACGGTTATCGTTTGAACGTACGCCTTCCGATGGTGGCGGAGAGATCCTTGCAGGAGCAACCAATGCAAGCACGACAGGCTATCCGCGTGATACAACTGGAGCTTGTTCCGTCGGCTACGATAAGATAAAAATTGAGATCGTTACCGGTGGCACGGTCACGCTGAACTCCGAAAACACAACAGTCACCTACAAGGCAACCGGACGCAACGGAGCCTCGCTACTTGGGGCTACGCTGATCGATGGCGGCTGGCAGACAATCGGCGCGGGGTTATATGTGCAGTGGAGTGATGGCGTCTATGTGGCCGGGGATTATTGGTATTTAGAGGCAACCAATGTACCATCCAGCACGGGCAAAGTCTCAACGCTGAGAGGTTACCGCTAATGGCAACGAATATTTATTATGAGTATGTGCTTAAGGGGTTGCAGACGAAGCTCACCAGCGGAACAACCTACACCATAAACATTAATCAGCATGCCGGTGCTGGTGTGAGCGTGCTACTCAAGCCAGGCATTACGGGTCAGCATCTAGTTGGCTATGACACCAGCGGGGCAGCTTATCGCTACCCGGTGTTGATTGAAATTGTGACACAGCAACAAGGCCCCAAGGAGTTGACTCAGGTAACAGCTAATGTGTTACATGCGCTCGATCAATATCCAAACTACACAGACTATTACAATGATTTGGATGTCGTCAATGTGGATTACGATCCGGATGGCGATGCCACTATAGAGATAGAGTTAGAGGTTACACACAACGAGGTGATATTGTGATACGTTACAAGTTGGAGCCCGGCGCGGGGATTGATATCTCCGGTTGTCAGGAGGGTCTGAACCCCGATTTGCGGGGTAGGCTGAACGCTGGTGAAACAGTTGAACTAACACCAGCGCAGGCGCAGGGCGTCGCTGCCAAGGTAGTCGAAGTGAAGGAGAAAACTCATGGCAATAAGTAAAAAAGTATATTTTCCCAATCAGTTTCAGTTTGCAATCAAGCCCGAGGTTGCGTTGGGAACGGCGCTCACAACCACCATGCAACTGCTCAACGTAGACGGCCCAGTATGGGCCACAACACCGATCATCCAAACGCTGGACCCACGGTCTGGTGGCTCTGGGATGGTGCTCGCGGCTGCTGATATACACACTTCGCAGCTTGCACAACGTAGCACAATCACAGTGCCATTTATTGTCGACACAGCTGCAGCTACACTCACACCGCTCCTAGAGAATGTGATCGGTGCGGCAACAAGCACCTCACCAGCGAGTATCGATCTTGCCCACAATTACACCTTTACCGAGTTGGCTTTTGAGGAAGCGGTCGCTACCAACCTCGGAACGTTTTCCCTGGCCTGCATAAGCCCAATTTCTGCCGAATCAGTCATCATCCCTGGTTGTGCCTGCACAGCAATAACCCTTACTATGGACATGGGCACAGAGTCCGGGTTGATGCACGCTAATGCAACGTTCGAGACCGGATTCCGCCCCGCTGCTGGTGCTGCTGCGCCCACGGGCATGACCGCATATGGTACAACACACCGCTACCTGACATTACTCACGACCAAGAAAAACATTGGTGGCGTGGATGTGATACTCAATAAAATGGAACTCACATTCGGCAACCCACTGGTAACATCGGGCTTCCAGGGCACCTACGGCGAACCTGAAATCTACCAGCGCGCGAATCCCAAGAATTTCTGCACTGGTGTGTTCGGTGTGAAATACGACGATAACACAGCCAACATTTGGGAGAGCTGGAGAGCGGGAACTGACGTTGCGGTTGAAATATCAAACAACGCCACATTCACAGAGGCCACATTTGGGTTCAAGGCCGCTATGGGACGTATCACGGGCGATTTGGCACCAGCGGGAACGGATCAGGGAATGTACGTAGACATCCCGCTTGAGTTTGCTGCCGGTACATCTGGAGATATCTTCCAGTACGTACCGTGATAAATGTATCACAAAGGAGAGAGAACATGAAATTGAAGTGTACGGGTAGAGTAGTTGAATTGAAGATGCCGACCATTGCACAACGTATCACGTGCAACGACACCAAGACCATTGTGCAGACTGCCGGTGGCCTGACAATTGAACACGCTTACGAGTCTATTGTACTGTGGGCGGCTGTTGGGTTGGGGTTTAGCGACATTGAGAGGCTTGCTGGTTACACTGATAACGAAATCAGGGAAGTAGCAGAAGCAACGCAAGAGCTGACGGTCCCAAACACCAACAAAAAGCCAAAATCAAAATAAATGTATGGATCAGCGTCTTAGGCTTTGATGATGCAAGCAATGATCCATTTGGAGAGTACCCATATGAGGCACAAAATGCAGAGACAAGAGAACGTGTCACAATCGAATCCGATAGTGATATATGGAGACTCATTCTATCTTGGGAATCCTCAGGATACCTTGACGCCATGTTGTTGTGTCACCCTCGGCGATTGTTGGACCAAGAATCTCAGCGTCTCATTGCCAGGTATAACTATTGCAACGCTAACCCCAGTATCCCAGCCTATCCAGGGGCGTACGACGATCAGCCAGCCTACTGGATAGATGTGTGTCACATTATAGAGAACGAGCTTGAACATGCTTTTGAGTACAGACGAAAACTAGAGGCGAGTAAACGTGGGCAAGCATAAAGAAGAAATAATCTATACATCAAAGGGCGCGGCGAAGGCAAAGCAAGATCTGGCTGCTGTTGGTGGTGGGTTGCGGAACATGAATGCGGGGATGAAAAAAGCAGCTATCAGCGCTCTTAAGTTTGCTGGTGTAAGTGTTGGTATTGCGACTGTCGTTGCCGTAATGAAGACTGTCGTTGCCGTAATGAAGCACGCTGTCTCTGTGGGCAAAGAGTTCCAGCAGACGATGGCGAATCTTAGCGCTATTAGTGGCGCTACAGATCGCGAGCTTCAAAGTCTCACGCTCGATGCAAAGCGCTTCGGCGCTACAACCAAATTTACAGCGTCTCAGGTGGGCGAGTTTCAAACTGAACTTGCTAAACTTGGTTTTAGTGTCAAGGAAATTGGCAAAGCAACACAGCCCACGCTTGCCTTTGCAGCGGCTATTGGTGCGGGCTTAGCGGAGGCGGCCACGGTTGCAGGTGCTACAATGCGCGGATTCCGGCTTGAGGCTGAGGAGATGCCGCGTGTTACAGATGTAATGGCTAAGTCATTCTCCTCCAGTGCGCTCGACATCGATAAATTCCGCGAATCTATGAAAACCGTTGCACCAATTGCAGCGGCTGCCGGTTATGAGATTGAGGATACAACTGCAATGCTTGGCAAGCTGGCTGATGCTGGCTTACATGGGTCCATTGCGGGCATGGGGCTTAAGCGTGTCCTGTCACAATTGGCTGATCCCACAGACAACCTCGTTGACCTGTTCGGCGGGCAGGTCAAAACTTTCGACGAGCTAGTCCCGAAATTGCAGGAGTTGAAGGCAGGTAACTTTGACCTGGCAGATGCGTCCGAATACCTGGACGAGCGGTCTAAGGCTGTGTTCCTCACCCTGGTCAACGCAAGTGATACATTGGGCGATTACAAGGGCGCGTTAGACGATGCCGCGGGCTCTGCTCAGCGTATGGCAGATATCCAGATGGCTACCCTGGGAGGCTCAATGCTGGAACTTGGGGCTGCCACTGACGGGCTGATGATCAAGCTATTTGAGCTGTCAGAGGGCGGGCTGATGTCCACGACAGACACAATCACAGAGGCGGTTGTTGGTTTTACTGAGTTAATCCAGGGCATACAAGACGGGGCTACAGCTCTCCGGGGTTTTCAGGCCGCAATTGACAATGTGTCTGTCGATGCGCAGGAAATGAAGCTCCAAATGCTGCAAGAATCGCTGATATCAGTTAACAAGGCAATGGAGGACTACAACCCGGCAACAGATTTGCTTGTTGCTGGTGGCAAAAAGGGCGGAGACGCAATAGACTACCTCAAGGAGCGGGCGATCAGCCTTGAGGAGCAAATAGCGTCTGTGCAGAATAAAATAATTCGCCTCAGTGATGTCAAAATCAAACCCATGACACTTGTGCTAGGTGACACACGCACACTCGAAGAAATAATGGGGTCAACCTTTCCAGTCGCTCCTGTTGCACCAAACGAAGGAGACATTGAGACAATGCTTGCGGAGCTCCCTGATATAGAACTCCCGGCTATCGAATTCCCCGTTATCGCGATATCAGACGAGGCTCTTGCTGCACGACAATTGTATTACGACGAAGTTTATTTGATGGGCATGACCGACGTTGAACAGCAGAGGCTGTTCGTTGATCAAAAATCTGAAATACTTACCGAGGCAGGTTACGACGAGGTAGAGATTGCGAAATGGGTAGCTGACAAGAAATCTGCAATTAACAAATTCGCCACATTACAGCAAATGCAAAGCGCCAGCCAGGGCGCGGCATCTGTATCACAATCGTTCTCGGCCATGTCTAAGGCCTGGGGGATTGGTGGTAAGGTTGCCAAGCGTGTAGCACAGACCAAGGCTGTCATCGACACATACGGGGCGGCTAATGCGGCATACGCATCAATGGCGGGCATCCCTTTTGTTGGGCCTGCACTTGGTATAGCAGCAGCGGCGGCGGCTATAGTTGCCGGTATTGCCAACGTTAAAGTCATCGAGCAGCAGAAATTCGCTCTTGGTGGCGTGTTCGAAACCAGGGGTCCGCAGTCGATAACGGTAGGTGACAATCCCGGCGGTCGCGAACGAATAAGTGTCACACCGCTTTCCAGTAAAAATTACAACGGTCCACAGGAGTCCGGCGGTAATGTGATACATCTCCATTTTGATGGTGCTATGGCACACGAGGAATATGTGCGTGACACAGTAGTTCCGATCCTGGAGCGCTACGGGAGGTTGTCTGCATGATAACTTATAGCGCGGCATTCGCGGCAGCAGTGTCAACACCCAACTGTTTAAAGAGCTGGCTGCTGACCATCGCCTTCGGTGGATCTCCATCAGGTGCATTACAATTTTCCACAGCCAGGCGCAAATTAGGAACTAAGACATGGCGTGCCGGTGTCAAAAGTTGGGGGCGTATTGACGAGAAGATTGACCTAAAGAAGTCAGACGGGAAAATCGGCGATATCACAATTGTGTTACATAACGAGTATCCAAATGCTGACGGCACACTCACGAGTGAGCTGTTCGGTGCAAGCAAATATTTTGAGAACCAGGATGTGACAATTGAGGAATGGGTGCCAGGGATAGAATACAGCGACCTCCACACCATCTACTATGGCAGGCTGAAGCAGATCAAGCACAACATCAAGACCGATCTTGTATCACTAATAATCGAGGAGCGTACACCCTGGGACTTGATTATGATTCCGCAAATCAAAACAGCAGAGGGTAAATATTTTCCGGTAGTCTACGGGTCATACGAGCCGGAAGAATCTACAGTGGCCGTTCCACAGTATTGCAAAAATGCAGTAGTGTGGCCGATGCCTGTTAATGAGGTTGCGGGTAGTTTTATTTATTGTCTGGTGCATGCTGCGATAGCTGCAAACGGTGGTGCACATTACTTTGATAAAAACCTGGATGAATTTATTCCGTTGGACACAATCGATGTTGCAAGTCAAGCATATGGTGATGGCTACGCCATCCTGGGTGATGCCGATCTCGAGAGAGGTTTTAAGTGGAATGACGTAACAGAAGGCGCTGCAAGCGAGTGGGACGATTTTGCAAACTTGATAGACACGGGTACTGACTGGTGCAGCAAA